ATCAAATGGGTATTCGACTCATCACCATCTATTGATGATCTTGAACTAGAGATTCGTGCCTACGTAGAACTCTACGGAATACCACCAGAGTTGATAGTGATAGATAACTTAATGAATGTATCAGCAGAAACTGATAACGAGTGGGCAGGACTTCGTGCAATTATGATGGAGCTGCACGATATGGCACGCAAGACAGAGGCGTGCGTAATGGTCCTGCACCACGTATCAGAACAGTCAGAGTATGGCTCACCATCTGAGCCACCTCATCGTAGGGCTATCCACGGCAAGGTATCGCAGTTACCTGCTCTGATCTTGACTCTTGGTTATGACCCAGGTCAGGCAACCTTAAAGGTTGCAGCGGTCAAGAATAGATTTGGGCCACACACAGCAGATGGCAAGAAATATGCACAGCTTCTAGTAAACTATGCAGCAGTACAGATAGGCGACCAAGATGAGTTTGGTTGGATGTTAAGAAAAGATGCGATTGCAGGATACCAAGGAGGATACAATGTCTGAACCAGAGTTAACCAATAAGTACAGAGACAACCTAAAGATAGATGCTTTGCGTGCTGAGTTAGATGCACTCAAGGTAGATGTAACCAACTTCGTTGGTGCGTTGCTTCAATCTGGTGTTGTCGAACTGGTCAAAGATGAGACTGGTGAAGTGGTCTACAAGATCAACAAGGTTGTACTGGTAGATGAGTCAGTACAACAAGACTAAAGGTTCTCAGTTTGAGACAGATGTAATGAAGTGGCTACGCAAATGCGGAGTCATAGCAGAGCGTTTGTCTAAGGCTGGGGCAAAGGATGAGGGCGATATCGTTACTGTTATCGCAGGAGAAACTTACATCCTTGAACTCAAGAACAGGGCAACACTTTCCTTGCCTGAGTTCTGGAGAGAAGCAGAGGTTGAGGCGCTTAACTATGCTAATGCACGTGGCCTTGGGGAAGTCCCACTGCACTATGTAATAGTTAAGCGTCGCAACGCTGGAATAGAAAAAGCCTGGGTCATCCAAGACCTAGCACAATGGATTAAGGAGAAACAATAATGCCAGTACCACAAGGTGACATCACCACAACAGAGATACTAGTACCAGAAGTAGAAGTTGTACCAGAAGTTGTACCAGATGAGGATGAAGATGATCTGCCAGAACTGTCTTAAAGCTGGAGAAGAGAACAGGCTTGCTCACTACAAACGTGCAACTAATTGGCACGACAAGTGCGACTTTAAGGGGTGCGTATGCCAGCACAAGACTGGTCCAGGGTACGTAAAGCGGGAAAATTCAAAGGTCCCGTTGATGCAAACACAATCCCCATAGGTCCGATTGTATCTAACTATGGTGGCGAGGTAAGAGAAGGTAAGTCAACCTCGGTTCGATGTTGCTTGCACAATGACAGTCGTAGGTCAGCGGTAATAAACACGTACGACAACTTGTACTACTGCCATACCTGCGGTAAGGGTGGCAATGCAGTTAACTTAGTCTGCATACTAGAGAATTTGGAGTTCAAAGATGGTCTCAAACGTGCAATCGAAATCGCTACTGGAAGCGGCGCAACGATACGCTCAGGCAATAACGCCTCTGGCGTTAGGCGTGCTCGCAGAACGTGGGATCTCTGAAGAGGTAGCTGCACGCTTTCAGTTAGGTACCATCACAGAACCAATGAACGGACACGAAAGTTATGAGGGTTGGATATCTATTCCATACATCACAGCCAGCGGTAGTTGTGTAGGCTTTAAGTTCAGACGTACCGATGAAGGTAAGCCTAAGTATGGTAGCCCGACAGGGCAGAAGTCACACCTGTATAACGTATGCGATATTACTATTGACTCACCTAGAGTTGTTGTGTGTGAGGGTGAGTTAGATACAGTCATTACTAGTGGTGTGCTTGGTATCCCAGCAGTAGGTGTGCCAGGTGTTGCTGCTTGGAAGTCACACTTTCCAAAGCTCTTTGCAGGTTACGAAACTATCTATGTGGTAGGCGATAACGATGTGAAAGAGGATGGGTCTAACCCTGGAGCTGAGTTTGCTAAGCGTGTGGCTAACGAGGTAATGAACTCAGTTATCGTTACACTACCAGCAGGTATGGATATCAACGACTACTACCTAGCGCACGGGGCAGATGCCACACGTGCTTTGCTAGTAGGTGAGAAGGGTGAGTAAAAACGAATGGCAACAGATGGTACAGATTTTGCAGCATATGGGCTTTCAGATCCTAGAGATCAATATGGAAACCGAGACACTCTTGATACAACCTACACCGACAAGATAGATGCTGCCTTTATTGCAGATGTCTGGCGCATTATGGACCAGGCAGGTAACCTACTGGTGCGTAAGCATCACGACTACGGCCCAAAGAACATTGCTCACTCACCAGGTGGACCACTTAATGGTCTGCGTGTACGTATGTGGGACAAGATAGCTCGCATCAATAACTTACTAGACTCTGGCGTTAAGCCAAGCAATGAGTCCTTGCGTGATTCCTTCTTAGATCTACTGAACTACTCAGCTATTGCAATGATGGTACTCGATGGCAAGTGGCCAGAAGTGCGGGACAATGACTGAACTACACCCAGTAATCTATGACTTGGTACCTAGTGTTGCCAACACTATCTATCGTAGGTATAAATCCTATGTAGAAAAGGATGACATCAAGCAGGAGTGTATGGCTTGGGCTATGACTAGGGCCAATGACCACAACGTAGATCTAATGGAGCCAATCGAGGAGCGACGCAGGCATAACGAGCAGCGTATTGCTTATCAGATGAGACGTGTAGCAGAACGCTATGCTCGCAAAGAGAAGGCTGCTAAGTCTGGCTACAACACCACAGATGAGGTGTACTACGAGTCATTTACTTTAGGTCAGCTACTACCCTTTGTCATTGCATCCATCATTGATGGCACAGTACTAGAGCAGGTACAGCAGATGATTCAAGATGGACAACCCAAGGGTAGGTCATCACCATCAGAAGGTGGCAACCTATTGGCAAGTCTTATTGACATCAAGAAGGGTTACCTTCAACTAGAGGTAGAAGATCAGACCTTGCTACGCCTGCGCCACCACGAGAACTTCACACTGCAACAGATAGCAGGACACCTAGAGTGTGCTATCTCTACAGCAGATCGTAGGTGTGCTCACTCTTTGCGTAAACTGCAAGAGATACTAGGTGGGATTAGTCCCTGGCAATGAACGAGGAGTTACTCTTTACCTTCTTGCGTGAGGGTTACTACCCTGACTTAGAGAAAGCACCGGGCATCTATGATGCCTTCGACTGCATCTCTATGCAGGCAGGTCATTACATAGAGTTAAAGTGCAGGGCTACCCACTATCCCACGCTATTGATTGAGGAGATGAAGTATCGCAAGCTCATTACCCAAGCAGCAGAGCGAGATCTTATCCCCTACTACATCAACTCCACACCAGAAGGTGTCTTTTCTTTTGACTTGATGGATGTTGCAGAGCCGGTTTGGTTTAACCACCAGATGCCAGCGACTACAGAGTTTGACAGGCTTGATAAGGTTGAAAAGTTAGTAGGTTATCTACCCATAGAGGAGGCGGTGCAACTCTAATGCAGTATGACTATCGTTGCCCTGATTGTAATGAAGTATTAACTATTGAGCGTTCTATCCACGAGGAACCACGTGAGCCTTCTTGCTTTGATTGCCACATACCAATGATACGTAAGTGGGACTCTCCCGCTATCACCTTCAAGGGTAAAGGGTTTTACTCTACTGGTGGATAGTGTATGCTTAAGCTCTTGGTAGGCGACCGCCTATTGAGTGCTAGCAAAAACCCCACCGGTTCTGCCGATGGGGTTTTTGTTTGCCGGTGGAAAGGGTTAAGAAACACCAGCAAGATTATTTTAGCAGATTATTTTAAGAACAGCACCCAATGAGTACCCATACGTTTACCTGATGGGTGTCCAAGTACTGGCTTGTATTGGGCAGGGGTAAGAGCCAGTATTTCTTTTAATGGAATAGATACTTCGTTCCACTTAAAGATTAGCGTGCCATTAGTTTTTAATACTCTAAAACATTCAGCAAAACCTTTAGTAATATCATCTCGCCAGTTCTCACTGTCTAACACACCATACTTCTTACGCATCCAAGACTTTTCTGAAAGTCTTAGCATATGAGGTGGGTCAAAAACTACCATCTCAAACGTCTCATCTGGGTAAGGAATAGCCCTGAAGTCCATCACCTCATCAGGTTTAATTTTAATAGTCTGCCCGTTGGTTAATAGGTGAGTCTCATCCTCCCGTATGTCACCAAACAAAACTCTCTCATCCTTCTTGTCAAAGTAGAAAGATCTCATTGATGATGCAGGATCTAATACGAGTTTCATTTAGTACCAACCTCGTCTATCGGAGTGGCTAAGAGCGCGACACGCACTCCCTCCATAGCGGTGACCAATGTATCGTATGCCGTGAAGGATTTGAAGTTCAGGTTGTCCACTACGCTCTCTAAGGAGTTGAGCAATTCCATAAGCTGAACTTCTTGGGTTGTCCGCGAGGTGGTCAAACCTGCTCTCACGGGTCCATAAGGTGACAAGACATTTGATTTGGTTTTGATTGTAACCGAGTGCTCGTGCGTAACTAACTGCAAGTGCCTTGTTCTCACGCTTCTCCTCCATTGTTGCCTTCGTTCTCTCCTGCATTACTGGCGTATGCAAGATCGTCTGCACCTGTGGCTCGTGTGTGTACGCCCACCCTAAGAACAGTAGTGCCGTCAATACTAATCCACTTTTTGCCTTGTAACTCATCTTGTTTCTTCTCCATTTCGAGCAATTGCTTATAGG